GGATGTTCGCCCGCTGGTCTCTTTGCGCTCGTCGACTTCGACTGCCTCTCGGATCGCCTCGGGGTTGAGGCCGTGCGTCCGCTCGCTGAACTCCTCAAACGCCGCGCGGACGTTCGCGACCGTCGCGTCGGCCTCGCCAGCCAGGAGGTCGGCGCGAAGCTGTTCGCGCTCCTCCTTGGCAGCAGCCTCCTCGGCGGCTTCTACCGCTCGGTGATGTTCCTGCGCCGCTTCGAGGTCTTCGCGCAGCGCGTCGAGCATCGTCTCGGGGAGCCTACTGCCCTGTGTTCGCGCACCGTTGATCCTGGGTGAGCGGGGGTACATGATCGCCTCGTGCTTCGCGCTGATCTCGTCGGTGTGGCCCGTTCGCTTCCGGCCACCGTTCCACTCCGCTCTCCACGCGATCTCGCCGCGCTCGGCGTCGGCCTCGAACGTGAGGCGAATTTCGGTCCCGTCCTCGGGGTCCTCAGTCGTGTGCTCATACGTCTCGAACTCCGGTCGCGCCATAGCGTCGTCGGGTTCTACCATGCTACATAGCATAATAATGCCCGCCGCTATATAAATGTATAGCATAGCGGTGGGTGGGACGAGCGTCGCCTGGTCGCCGCTCAGGTGCGTGTGATCGCGTGCGTCAGGACTTGTGAACGCTGGTCTCGTACTGGCCCTGGCCCGCTCCAGCGCGGCCCAGCTTCTTCTCCGAAAATAGTGCGTACCGCATCGCATCGACACCGTGATCGTCCTCTTTGACCGGCTCGTCGCCGTCGTCCTGCCATGAGTAGCCCTGGATCTCGGTGAGCGTATCGGGCGGCTTATCGTCCGTCCGAAGGTGGCGATCTGCCTGATGCGCTCGCGCGCCACGGATGAGGTGTACCTCAGCCCGGCCGTTCTCGTCCACGCGGAGCCGGCGCTTCACCTCACGGATGCCATCGCTCACGTCCTTTCGCGCCGCCGTCGTGCGGAAGTACAGCGGATCGGGGATCTCTGTCTCGTCGGTTCCCTCTTCGCGGAGGTTCGCCGCGTAGCCACGGACGCCCTCTTTCCAGTCGGCGCGCTCGCCGCTGTCGTGGTCGGCGTAGACCCGCTCGACCTGCTCGTACTCGTGGGGAGCCATCCGATGCAGCGCTTCGCCCGCGATCTCGTCCGGTAGGGTGCGGGTGCGCATCAGCTCGCGGTAGAGGACGTACCCGTGCGTGGGGGTGCGCGCCCACCACTGCACGCAGGTTGGATCAGGTCGGTAGCCCCAGTCGATGCTTATGACGATCGGCGTGCCCTCCGGCGGGATCACGCGCGCTGGTTCGTACCCCGGATCGGCGTCGGGCGCTGCCTCGGCGTCGCCGGTCGGCGAGGAATAGGCGCGCTGTCTCGAGGCGAGGGTTTCGAAATTCGTAACCTGCCACCCGTCTCCAAGGAGATCGGCGACGTCCAGCGGGTTGATGATGTGGGTGGCGATCGAGAACTCGTCGTAGACGCGCCCCTCGTAGCCGACCCACTGCCCCCGGAGGAAGCGATCGGCGTCCGTACCGGAGAACTGGTCTTTGAGCGTCGGCGCGTAGTCGTCGGGGTTGTGGATGTTATCTTCGGTTTCGCCCTCGAAGACGTCGCCGACGCCTTCGTTGTAGAAGCGCTTATACAGCCAGTGCGTCGGGTCGTCGGGGTTCGTCGCGGCGTAGATCTGGCGCAGGGGAAGCTTCGGCACGTAGGGGTTCGACAGCGATTCGAGACGGAGGCGACCGGCGAGCATCAGCCACTCACCTTTCGTTAGTTCGATCACCTCATCGACGCCGACGTGGCCGAGGTTCATCGACGCGACGTTGCCACCACCGCGCTGCGTGGAGCCGATCGTGTTCAGCCCCTTGTAGTATAGCACCGAGGTCGGCACCGTCGCCAGCGTCAGCTCATCGCACGCCTGGCAGGGCACCCGGATCGGGCCGTCGATCTCGGTGACGTCTTTCCCGAGGCGATTACGGATCGGTTCGCTCGTCTCGAACTCACAACCGGGGTTCGCGCAGTAGTGGCGAGGGTACAGCGGCGAGCGGATCTCAATGCGATGCCGGCTCTGGTGGTGATCGACGACCTGGTTCTCTGGAAGCGTCTCGTCCAGCAGGACCTCCAAAGTGGTTTCCTTCAGCGAGGAGTGCGTCTTCCGGGCGAGTAGGCCACGGTTGCCCGGATAGAGGATCGACAGCAGGTAGGCCTTCTCGGTGACGGCGCGTGACTTCCCGGAGCCAAAGGCCCCCGAGCCAAGGATCTCCGAAGCGGTCGACTCGAGAAAACCGCTCTGCCACTCCAGGGGCTCGAACAGGTACGCGCGGGTCCCGGCACCGAAGCCACCACCGCCGGAGTCACCTACGCCTGCTCGGTCGTCTGTTGACATGAGGTGCAGTACCGGCGTGCGTCCAACTCCGATTCGAGCGTGAGGCGCTGGCAGACCATGCACTCCGTGGCGAGGGGGTGACCGGGGAACTCGGGAGCGGACACGTCCGCACCGAAGCGTTCGAGCGGTGACACCGCGCACTCCGTGCAGGTGTACCGTCTCCGACCATCTGGCCGGCGCACCCAGGTCGTCGCGACGGGGAGGTCCGGTTCGGCGATACCGTTTTCCGATCGACGACAGCTCGTACAGCGCGAGTCGAGGACCGTCTCATCGAGCACTTCCAGCGCCATCGCCGACTCACTCCGCCTCGTTACCGGACGAACCAGCAGCACCGTCCGGGCCGGGCTCGGGCTCGGCCTCGGCGTCGGGGTTGGAAACCTCGATACTGCTGCCGTCCTCGAGGCCCACCTGGTCGGGCGAGGCTCCGACGAGTTGGGCGTGCTCGATGCCGGGCATTGAGTTGAGATCGACGCCAGCGTAGACCTTCGCCTCGCTGATCCGGTGGTCCATCTCGCCCTCGACGCGGATGTCGGCCTGGTCAGGGGCCTTATCTATCTCGCCGAAGCTCTGCCGCATCTCGATCTCGTCGTAGACCTGCTCGGAGACCTGGGTGCGCTGGTGGCGCTCCTCGCGCGTCCATTTGATGATGTCCTGTTTGGCCTGGCCGAGCCTGTTACCGACCGTGCTGAGTTTCGCGCTGTACTCCGTCGCGGTCATGCCTACGTCGTCGGGGTTGAGGCGCTGGAGGCGCTTCATCTCCTCTTGGAGCTCTTTCACCCGGCCCTCAGCCGCTTTGCGCTCTTTCCGGGCGGTGCTCGCCAGTTGCTCGAAGCTCTCGGTCTGCGAGCGGTGCTGATACATCAGAAAGCCAGTCCGCTGTTCGAAGCTCGCCGTCGTGGCTACCTCGTTCACCCACTGATCCATTCGTCCATCGTCCTTCTCGATGGCGTTGACCGAGACGCCGTATTCCTTGGCGAGGCGCTCGCAGCGCTGCGTGAACCCGACTCCCATCCGCGTCAGTTGTAAGTGCTGCTCACGCCGCTGGCGCAACTCTTTCCGCATGATACCTTTCTATCGCCCCGCTCTCGGTAAAAAGAACCCGGCACGAAGGGGGTGCGTGCAGCACGGCCAGCGCTGCCGTCCACCGGCCGGCGCTCCGATCTCTCCTGGCGACTGACAGCGCACCCGGTCGAATCGCTACCCGGAGGTGAGATCGAGCTGTCAGGCGTTAAGTAGGGGGCACGTCAGCACTGTCAGCGCTGCCGAGGGGGTGGCATGAGCGGTCGCTCGCGCACCGGGTAGGGAGGCTACTTAAACACTGACAGCGGCGATCGACGGCTGGCTCCCGGTTCGGTGGGGAGCGCTGTCAGCCCGCAGGGGAAGCGTCCGTGTGCTCGCCCTCCACCTCGGGCTCGTACTCGGGGACCACCCGATCGACGTAATTCACGTACTTGATCCACTCGCGCATATCGTGCTCATCGATGTCGCGGTGGCGACCATCGGCGTAGTGCACGTACGGCCGATAGCTCTCGATCGAGTGGCCGGTGAAATCGAAGATCGTCGCCGTACCGAACGAACTCCCCTTCCAGCTCCGGCTATCCACCGAGTCGAAGGGGTGGCGCGAGCAGGAGGTAGCACTCCATGGAGTGTAGCCGAGCCCGTGGATCTTACAGTCGTGCTCGTGAGCGCGCTCGATAAACCAGGGGAAATGCTTGTAACTTCGCGGTTTGATCTCGTTTCCCGCTCCCGACCCGATCCCGCCGATCGCCACGTAATCGTAGCGCCGAACGAGGTCGAGAAACGCATCGCGGCCCCTGGTCGCGTGCCAGACGGGGATGCACGGTTTCCCGGCCTCAGATTCCAGGTGCTCGCGGATCTCGCGTACCGGCTCGGGGTCGTAGTCGAAGATTGCATCCAGGTCCATGCCGAGAAAGAGGTCGATCTCGTGGCGCTTGACGCACTCCGCATACCCTTCGGCGTACTCGAACCAGTCGATCTCGTCCGGGTTGCCAGCCTTCTCGGAGCCACGCATGAACGTGTACGCACCGCTGTCGAGCATGAACGACTCCGGGGGAGCCTGTGGGTCGGGTTCGAGGAAAAGATCGCGCTGCCAGTCCTTGAGGTAGGCGTAGCTCTCGAGAAGGTACGGTGGATCGAGCACGCACTGCCGGCCATCGAACAGGAAGTGCGCGCCGTGGGTCGCAGCGAGGTAGAGCTTCACGAGTCCTCGTCCTCGTTGCTACCGTCTTCATCGTCTTCATCGGAGTCGTCTTGTCGCTCGTCTGACGAGCCCTCTAAGACGGCCTCCGTTGGAGCCTGCGCAGCACCGGCCTCGTCGGCATCGGTAGGCGGATCGACCACGCTAATCTCGAACTCGTCGCCACACTCGGGACAGCGCACGGCGAGCAGTTCGGCGCTCTCGCCGCTGCCATCGGCGTCCGCGCTCGGTGCGTCCTCGTCGGGGTCAGTAGTGCCGTCCTCGCTGTCGGCGCTGCTGTCGCCGGCTGTGGCCGCCTCGGAGTCGCCGTCGCTGCCGTTGCTCTCGTCGCTCGGAACCGTCGATGGAGTGACGCGCACACCTTCGACGCGCTTCCGATCAGGCGAGTGGTCGGCGTCCGGTAGCTCCTCTGGGTGGTCGGTGGCTTCGTCGTCCTCGTCTTGGGTTTCGCTCGGCGGGGTCGGGTCCACCTCCTCGAAGAACTCGTCGATGTCGTATAGCCCCTGCTCGATCATCTCGTCCACTTCGTCGCTGGTGAAGCCAGTAGTATCGACAGCGAGGTCATCGACGTCAGCCAGTTCGCTGAGTTCGATCTGGAGGTTGTCGTAGTTCCAAATGGAGTCGAACGCGGTCTTGTTATCCGCGATCCGCGCTGCGCGTACTTCCTCCGGCGAGAGATCGTCGCGAACCATGATCGGGACGCGATCGAGTCCAAGATCGAGCGCCGCTAACCGCCGCCCGTGACCTTTGATGATAACGCGCTCCTCGTCTACGACGATCGGCTGATCCCAACCACTGAGGATCGATTTCTTCAGGTCGGCGATTTGCTTCGGCGGGTGATCCTGGGGATTCTGCTCGTAGGGGTCGATCGACTCCAGCGGGACGATCTCGACGTCAGTGTGCATCCGCACGTCTGGTGTCTCGCCGTCGGCTCCGTCCTCGTCGTCGCTATCGCTCACCTGGTGTCACCTCCCTGCTGCGTAGACAGCGAGAGGAGATCGAGGACTTCGCCTTTGATTTCGGGGTCGGTGCGCGCCTCGCCACGCAGCGCGCTCGTCCGGGTAGTGGAGTTCGGTTCGCGCACGCCGCGCAGCCGCATACAGTCGTGGGTCGCCTCGATCACGACCACGACCGCGACCGGCGATAGCTCCTCGTGGATAGCATCGGCGACCTGCGTAGTGAGGCGCTCCTGTACCTGTGGGCGTCGTGCGTAGCCGTCCACGACCCGCGCGAGCTTCGAGAGGCCGACGATCCGCTCGGCAGGGATGTACCCGACGTGCGCGCACCCGGTGAACGGGAGGAAGTGGTGGGCACACATGGAGGCGACTTCGATGTGATCGACCAGCACGAGTTCGTCCGTGGCATCCTCAGTGAAGGCGGTGCGCAGGTGCTCGCGCGGGTCGACCTGGAGACCACCGAGTAGTTCATCAATGCGAGAGCCAGCGACCCGCTCGGGGGTCTGTGCTAAGTGCTCAGAGTCAAGATCGATGCCGATGGCGTCCATGAACGCAGCGAAGTGCT